ATAAGTCATAACGGTGAGATGCTGAAAAGCTCACATCGGTAACAAAGATGACCATGATGAAATGGTTGGCCGGATTGGTTCACAATAAGGAAGTGTGGTTCACTTCACGAAAATGATGGCCGAATCAATCGAGATTGAATTGAATGTTGTAAAGCTCGGACGAGTACTAAGGTTCAACCGACTGGTGTGGTGAACACCAACCGTAAAGTCGGAATTACGAACTAATGTAGAAACTGTTGGATCCGTGAAGCTCACAAAGCTGGAGTAACGGCAAGGTTCAAGTCCTTGTTCTGCATTAAGATAACCCCTAGCTATGGGAAGGTTAAACTGGACCTGCAAATAGCAAAAAGGCATACGGGTAATTCCTTTCCAATTTGGTTCCTTATACCTACAACTTTTTGGGTTTGTCCGCTAATTGGCAAAGCCTGCAGTTAAAGCCTACAATGGAGAGCTGCAGAATGTGAGTTCGAGTCTCATCAAATCCACTATTGCAAAGTTCTGAGAGGCATCTCAAAAAATACTTTGTGAGAAACGATTCTTCATAAAAAGGTGAGATACAGCCAGTAGGTGAATAACCATCTCGTTGAGCGCCTGGCATACGAAACCGAAGAGTAAGGACGAAGGCCAAGACCTGAAACGGAGAACGAATAGACCCGAGGGTACGGGGTCTCTAAAGCGATGAGCTACCGAGTGTAAATGCGTAAAAAGAGAGTAGAGCTTGTAACTCAAAATCTGGGATATGGGAAAGTCCTCGCTGGAAGAAACAAACTGAAACGGAAGTTGCTAGCCAAAAGTAAGTTTGCCGAAATCGGGAATACTAGGGTCCACCACGGTGGAAACATGGTTATGCTGAAGGTTCGACTCCTTCTCCATCGACTTCTGGGTGTTGATACTTGTGAGCTCGCGGGGTTCCTTTCACAAGTGTAGCCTGCCCCGCAAATACGAAGGACTGGGACTATTCGCGATTGTTCTGGTCTGGGGGAAACGCGTTCCCCACTGCAGTGTAGTGTAAATCGTGCACAGGAGCTGCTAGTAAGTGACAATAGGGCCTGACAATAGTCTACGACTGCATTGAGCAGAGACGGAACGACGATAGGGCCTGACGATAACAGAACCACAGCTCCAGGAGCGAGGTTCAAATCCTTGTCACTGCAATAAAAAGCTACAAAGCAGAATGAGACAGTTACTTCAAAATCATGCTTTGGGAGCCGTGTGTCGTTGGTTCGAATCCAACCTTTTTCGCGAATGCGAGGAAGTAGCTCAGCTGGAAGAGCAACGTAAAAAATTTCGAAACTACACTGTTTCGCTTAATTCTTGTAGCTTTTGTTTTTGGGGTATTAGTGGAGTTGGTTACCACGTTAGCCTGTCACGCTAAAGGTCGCGAGTTCGATTCTCGCATATCCCGTACGTTAAAGTTCCAGACCAATCACTTGCAAAATCTAATACTGAGACTGAAACGTAAAAACGGTTGTAAAACAAGCATGTTAAACAGAGTTGGCCGTAACAATCAAACTCGAGCATGTGCTGCCACGACAGGTTACGGTGATATTTGTGTGGTTCCGACGGAAAGTGCAGGTTGCAAATAATGAACCTGTCACTGCACTTAGCTTTTTATTTTGAAAAACGGAGGCAAAACTTATGAAAGACAAACCTTCTAAGTTTTATGTCTATTGGATAGAGTTCAAAATGAAAGACGGTTCTATTAAGAACAACACTTTCATATATGACTTCAAAAATAAACGTGTCGTAATTGATGTTGGAAAAACAATTGGTAAGTTCTTCTATTTTGGAGACTGGGCAAACCTTTTAACTGGTAAACCACGACTAAAAGCAGCTTACAGAGGAAAGTTTGCACACAGAAATGCTAAAACATATGCTGAGTTCATTCAGTATGAACTGGAATATGATGCAAAGATATTTCAGCAAAAAGTTGATGCTGGTTTGAAAGCAATTCCAGACGCTATATCAGCTAAAGTACGGTTTGGCCGTGCTAATTCAAAGCATGTTCCATTCAAAAGCGATGCTCAAGCAATCGACCATTACAGAATGAACAAAAAGACTAGGATTGGTTTTTGTAGCAATGTATTGCGAGAAATTCCAAACCGTAGTCCAGTAACATCGGCGCTATATAGTTAATCTATATAACATATATTTTGCCCTTCGCCATTTAGGGCCCCCAGAGAGTTGCGCAACTCGTTTGAATGGGAGTCTGGCGTATCCAAGCGGAGAATGGACGGTGAATGTGTGTATTTCGGAAATGCCTTCACTTAGTAGTTCTCTGGTAGAATGTCGAAATCGAGGTGATTATCATCCGAACGAATCCCTCATGCGCTTCTTGAAAAAGGTTAAACCAGTACAGTGCGGGTCATGCCGTGGAAGGGCGCTACTGCAATTATAAGTCTTACGGAATGAAGAGCTGGTAACTCTCGTAATCCTGCGCAAGCGTGTAAAAAGCGCCCCGAGATTCAGGTGAGAAACGGAAAAACTTCCAATGTAAGAGAGTGAGAGTGGTTACAAACCTAGACTACACACTCAAGCAAGTTGCTGCTTATCAAGATGAAAGTTAATATCTTGTTGGGAACTTGCAAGCCCATAAAAAGACTGGAGTATGAGGTCATTCCGAAAGAAACAGACAACGATGCACGTGAAATAACTGCGTAGCTAACACGTAAAATAAGACTGCGTGCCACGGGCAATAGACCAGCCGGTTAAGCCGCTTCGCCTGGGACGAAGAGATCGGGGGTTCGAATCCCTCTTGCCCGAAAATCGAGAGAAGTCGACTATCTCGAGAGTAGATTGTATGTTTATTTTGTACAGGGTATCATGCAATTGACTAATGGACTATAGTTTAGCTGGAAGAATGCTGGCCCTTAGTGCTGGAGGCGTAAGTTCGGATCTTACTAGTCCATCTATATGGAGGAAATGCTTATGACTTATCATTAGGATAGGAGATTATCCAAATGAGAAATAGTTATACAGAGTCCGCATTTTATCGTGAAAACATTCGTTACAGTAGTCGTGGAACACGGAAAGGTAAAACTTTCGGTCGTATCTGGACACGATACATGAAACGAGCAGTTGTTTCGACTAACAATTGGTTGATTAACCAAAAAAAGTCGTATAGGCGTCAAGAATTGAAAAGAATTGACATCAATTCTGATGATGAGCTGATTGAGGAAATCGAAGCCAATATTGCTGACACTTACAAAGGCATTGCAAAATGGTATTGGTTCGATTAATATAATGTTTGGTTGGGCCTCTTGAACAGCTTTCGAAAGAGAGACAAGAGGTCATTATAAAAAGCTTTATCAACATGGATTCGACTTCCATCGACCTCTCACTCGTGAGAGTACTTGTATGGCTTGCAAAAATTGAATGCAGGTAGAGGGGCCGTAGTTTAGTTGGGCTAGAACCAGTAAAGTTTTTTATTATGGTTCGTTAGAACAGAGGTTAGTTTGCAAGACTCTCAATCTTGAGACATTGGTTCGATTCCAATACGAACTACTAAGTAATTTATAGGTGAGTGGCTACAATGGTACAGCAGCGGTCTCCAAAACCGCCATTTTGCAAGTTCGAGTCTTGCCTCGCCTAATACGCATAGCAGGTTGAAGCACTGGTTGTGGCTTACGAGCCTCATAAGCTCGACATCGGGGTGGTTCGATTCCACCACCTGCCATAAAAACATAAAAAGCAGATGTTGCGGTTACTTCTATACAAAATTTGGTGCTCAAATTACAATAGGCTGACTGCGCATTATAATCGGGGCACAGAGCGCTGTGTGACTCAGCAAATCCCGTTTCCCGCAACGAGTATTCTTTTATGTTTTTTCATATTCTCCCGTAGCATAGTTGGTAGTGCAACGGATTCTGGTTCCGTGTTGGGTGCGTTCGAATCGTACCGGGAGAACTTCAAAGTAGCTGCTGCGAAAGCGTGAAGTCAAACGTTAGTAGTACCATAAAGCATAAAGTGAAATCTTTCAATATGCTGAAATGTGTGGGTCTATTTTCGGATAGAATAGGCTATATTGGAGGAAAGCCTCCATGAATGACAAGTGGAGTCACAAGTTCTAGTTGGTTACTTGTCTAGAACATTCTACGGTTCGTGGTGCAACTGGTTGAGACACACCAGACTTAGGATCTGGAAGTAGAAATACTTGTGAGAGTTCAAATCTCTCCGGGCCGATTAATCTATAAATTATAAAATCCTACTTCTAAAAGCGGGATTAGCTGTTACTTCATTTTGAACTCATATCTCAAATAACAAGCCAAACAGCAATCAATTTTCTTTGGAGGTATTCTATATGTCAAGAATCTCAAAAGCTGCAAAAGCAGTTCGTGAGTCAGAAGTTTTGCGCTCTGATGAAATCGTTAAAAACTTTATGGGTGGTGACTCTTACAAGCTCGACCCACTTTCTACACTTCGTATCATCGCTGCGTCTTCAATCTTTGGTGAAGCATCTTATTACAGAGACAATGTAAAAGATGTCAAGGTTGAGACGATAGACCTTGGTGCTCGTTATGGCACAGACAGTGATGAGTTCAATAAATGGCTCAAATCTTTCAATGGCCAATCAACTACAACTGTATTCACAAAAGCAATTGATGCCGCTTTGGACTATGACTTCGAAGGAACTTTGAAGCTCGCAGTTGAACTTCGTAAGAACTACAATATGCGTCTCAATCCTCAGGTTATTATGGTTCGTGCGTCAACAAATGCAAAGCGTGCTGCTTTCACTGAGAAAAACCCAGGAAAATTCTTGGAGTATGAGTCACAGGTAATGTCACGTGCTGATGAGCCAATCACTCAGCTTGCCTACTACATTGCAACTAACAAAGGCAAGAAAAAGATGCCAACAATCTTGAAGAAAGCAGTTGCTAAAAAGCTCAGCTCTCTTGATGCATTTGCAGTTAACAAATACAAGAATGCTGAAATCGGTATGATTAATGCAGTTCGTTTGTCACACGCAAATTCTGCAGTTCTTGATGAGTTGATGAAAACTGGTTCAGTTAAAGTCGAGGAAGGCTCTAAGACTTGGGAACAGTTGAAGTCTGAAGGAAAAACTTGGAAGGAAATCCTTTCAACAATCAAGCTCGGACATATGGCACTTTTGCGCAATCTTCGCAACATCTTCACAGAGATTGATGACACAGAACTTTGTAAAGAGGTTCTCGACCAGTTAAAGAAAGGTGTTGTTAAGGGCAAGCAGTTCCCATTCCGTTATTACAGCGCTTATAAGATGATTGAGCAGGCTAACAAGATGCATCACAGACCAATGGTTCTCGATGCTCTTGAAGAGTGTATCGACATCTCTATCGCAAATATGCCACACTTGAAAGGCAAAACAATGTGTTTGTCTGACAATTCTGGTTCTGCTTGGGGCGCTGTTACAACTGAGTATGGCACTGTACGTGTTGCTGAAATTGACAACTTGTCATCAGTTATTACAGCTATGGCTTCAGATGAGGGATATGTCGGTAAGTTTGGTGACAAATTGATTGTAAAACCAGCATCAAAGAGAAATGGCGCGCTCGCACAGACAAAAGAGCTTACACATAATGGATGTGATGATGTTGGTGGTGGAACTGAAGGTGGTATCTGGGAGTTCTTCAAGAATGCTATCGATAACAAAGAGAAGTACGACAACATCATAATCTACAGTGATATGCAGGCTGGAACTGGTGGCCTTTATGGTACACCTGCACACATCAATGAATATCGCAAACGTGGATATGATATTGGCTCACATGTAAATGTGTACAAACTTATCCAGGACTATCGTAAGAAAGTCAACCGCAAAGTAAATGTGCTTTGCTGCCAAACAGCAGGTTATGACGACATGGTTGTTCCACAGATGTCATATCGTACAGCACTTTGTACTGGTTGGACTGGAAAAGAAGCGTCTTTCTTGGACGCTTATGCAAAAGAGTGGGATGCTGTTGAAAATAAACAGTAATTTACAATGGTGACAGTTTGCTACTGGGCAATGAGGCCATGCGTTACGGAAATGGCCTCATAAAATTGCAAAAAGCTAAACTGCAGAGCATGTTATGAGAGTCGTAACCTCTCATTTCGGCCAACTGTTTAGAGCGGCTCGACCTGCGTCAGGTTGGCAATTTTTCGGTTCGTGGTGGAATTGGCATACACATCTATCTACTAGTTAGATACTAATTAGATATGAGGAAACAATATAAAAATGCTAAAACTTGGTGTTGTCCTTATTGTAAAGAGTCTTTTATTGGAAGAAAAAATCTTTTTGAACATTATAAATATTGTTCAGTGAAGATAAAGCTTCCAAAAGACTCTAAAGGTAGAATTATTGGAGACTACGACCATAAAAAGCAACAGGAGAAAGCATTAGAAACAAAAAGAAAAAATAATACTTTAGGGCATTCTTGCACTGACGCTCAAAGAGTACATATTGCTGAAGCTATGAGAAATTACAGAAAGAAGATTGGAACTTTGCATAAAGCAAATGTTTCTTGTATTGCCTGTAAATACATAGATGAATTAAACATCCAAAAAGGATGGGAACTTAAGCATGGATTACAAGGCGGAGAAAAACAAGTTGGTCCTTATTTTTTAGATGGATATGATGAAAAAAGAAATATTGCTTTTGAATATTATGAAAAAGCACATCATAAAAACCAAAAGATAGAGGAACACGATAAAGCAAGGGCAAGATACATTATAAGTGTTCTTCATTGTAAATTTTATATTTATGATGAATTATTTAATTCCTTTTATGAATTTTCGGGGGATTGATGGAATTGGTAGACATTAACGGACTTAAAATCCGTTGGAGAAATCCGTAAGGGTTCGAATCCCTTATCCCTCAAAAAAAATCAGACGCCGTAAGGATTGAGAGTTCAAGTCTCTCCGGACCGACTATATCGATTATGATGAATGAAGAATTACTTAAAGATATTATTGAAAGCAACTTGAGTGCAGATGCAAAAGTTGAGCTCATGAAGCTTCTTCTCAGAGATAAAGAAAAGATCACTCAGCCTTATGAAGTAATCTATCCTTATATAATTGAGAGAAGACTTACACAACAGGATTGGGACCCTTATAAAGTCACTTGTGAAGAAAGTGGTGACTCTCTATGGTGGAAGCAGCACATAGCAAATGCAGCTGCAGATTGCGTAACAAATAATCCTGTAGTCTATAACTAAATTTTTAATGTGAGGCACATAATGAAGACAAATGTTGCACTATATGAATTTTTCTGTGCAATTGTGAAACATGGCTTTCTTCAATATGCTGAAGAAAACAGAAATGGCGAAACGCCTTGGATAATCCTATCTTCTCTTTTAGAAGAAGACGAGGTCGTTCGTTTCAGCAAAGAATACAGCGCAATCATTGACTTCATTGACAAACAGCAATTTTTTAATTTACATAAAACATATTCACTTTCTGTACGGAATGCGGATTTAGACATTTTCTTCAAAGAATTGTTCGCATATTCACGTCTTCATTGGAGAGCTGACAAACCAATTCAGTTTTTCATATTTAAAGTGTTTATTTCTAAACTTTGGAAATTAAGAATGCGCCTTGCATTAAGAGTGAGGAAAGCATGATGAGACTAAAGTTTGTTAAAGCGCTGCTCGAAGTTTGTGAAACACCGGATGAAATTGATGAAGTTTTTGACTTGGCTGGATATAGCATGTTCACAGACAGATGCGCTCTCTTAATTGAAAGAGATTGTAAATATTTTGACTTACCAAAAGAGCCAGCTGCTCAGTATGAAGCTCTGAAAATAATGTATACAAATAGCAGCAGCCGTATGCATCGAAAAATACAAAATGCAAAAGACATTATAAACGAAGCTTTATAGTGTTAATATATAATTATAAAAGAGCGATGGTTGTGCCAAGTGCTCAATCATTAAGAGGTCGATTTTTTCATCGATACTCTTTAGAGAATGGCCAGGGAGTCCTAACAGATGCTGGACGGCTTAATCATCTTGCTGAACGGTGGCAAGGCATTCTCTCAACGTTTTAGTTATTATCGTAAAATAACTTGGCGGTCGGGAGTGCCATCTGGCGCTCGACTAAACAAGGAAAAGTTTTAAAAATCCGCGGATAACACAAGTTGGCGTGACATTCTTGTGGAACGGCCTATTGCGATTAGTTTCCAGTGGAAATCTGGTAGCGAGCAAGTATGAAGGCATAGGGGCAACGAGACTTGAGGTGAAGAGTCTACGCATTCCCAGAAATGGTGTATATAAGTCTAAGAGATGGATAAGATAGCCTCATTTCCAATCGGACCCAAGACCAGCTCAGAAATCCAGTGAAGAGCACTGGCATTCCAGACCAGTGGAAGGGGAGTTCGTGGTTCCCCGTCTTGGGAAAAGCATGGTGTCGCCCAGCGTTGCCGTAGAAAGCTAAGGGTCTGCAGCTTTAGAAACCCAAAGCGTGAAAGCCTAATAACGGTTAGAGTCGGGCAACGATACTTTCCATTGACAGTACCTGCCGTAGTGCTAAACCCACTAGGACAGAGGCATGTTGATAACGAACAGATAAAATGGAATTCTGAAGATGAGGAAGTTCCTCGAGAGTATTAAAGCTCGTTCTTCATAACGACTCGGATAGTTTTACCAATAAGCTGCTTGTCTCCGAACACTAAGGGTAATATGATGTTGCGCTAGTCCCTCACGGTGGTGGACAGAAAAACTACGGAAATTTACATGTGAGCGATAAAGCTCACTCTCATTAAAAGGAACCTGGTTCGGTAATCTCAGTATCCATCTGAAAGCTCGACTTTAGTTGAGAAAGCGCCACTTTTATGGCCACCGAACTTGCTTTTATTTTTCAAACTAATTTTAATTATGGGAAATCTACTTAAACTTTTTGAAAATGCAACTGGAGATGATATTGTTTATGCTCGTATAAATCAAAAAGGTGGTGATTATTTTATGCCTTGTGATGAATACGGCAATCCAACCGAAGACTTTGACTCACGAACAGCTGAACTTGATAATGTTCTTGGAGTTTTTGACTCTTATGGTGAGCCTCAAATGCTTTCACATAAAGGTGACCCAGAAAGTGGCCCATCTGAAAATGATGTTTTCAATGATGGTGTTTACAAAATGTCTTTGAGCAATTTGAAAGCTGCTGTTGAAAAAAGTGGCATTGATACAGACTTCCTTGAAGTTGGAGGCGGCCTTTCAACAGTTGAAGACGAATATGGTGAGCCTTCACATGATATTACTGACAAGTATGAAGACATCAATTCTTTGATTTGGGATTCTGACGAATAAAAGGTGTGTTCTGACCTGGCTTGGATTGGCGAGATGGGAAATCTAAGTGCTAAGAACTAAAGAGAAAAGATAAGAGGTAGTTACTAAAAGTATGCGATAATTATTATCGAGGACCTCCGGAGCTGTTTTTTACACTTCGCAAGAGGGCAACTGCATTACGATTGCCCATTAAAGATGCGTCTCATCATCGGGCAATGCCACCTTTTGGTGGCATTTTTTTTTGAACTTTTCTACTTTTCTTCATATATTATAATCGTAAAGAGGTAAACGATGCTCAAAGAAAAAGACTTCCTTGTTAAATTGGCGAATGAAATCAAACTCGGATATCCGCAGCTCACAGTGAATGTAGACTACAGCGAGTTCAAATACAGCACAATCACAATCAAAGGTGAAGGCGTAAATGAAGAGTCTGAGTTCTTTGGCTTCAAACTTCCTGAAGGACTTCGTTTCCTCATTGAGACACAGGCTAATGAAAATGGTTTCGAAATTGACTCACTTCATGGTGTAAGTCAAGCTGAGCTTCGTGATGAATGGCTCAAGAAAAACCCATGCCCAATTAAACCTGAAGCCCCAAAAGTTGACAAAAGAACAAAAGCTGGTAAAATTGCCGCAACAGAATATGAAATTGAGCTCGAACAGTTCAAACTCAATCTTGACAAATGGCGAAAATTCCGTGATGAAAACCAGCCTAAACCTTATGCTCGTGGAGTTGCAGTTGTTGGTTTTGCTGAGAAAGGACATGCTGAAGAAGTGATGAACTTCTATCGAGATACAAAATATTGGGGAGACTAAAATCATGATGAAATATTATGATGTTAAGTTTGTATGCGCATTTGCAAGAAACACACGCCGCATTTATGCAAAGTCTTCAAGTGATGCGTTAATCTCATGTATGAGCAATCTTTCAAGTTTGTATGGTGATGGCGTTCATGTAATTCCAGCATCATATATCGTTAAAGTTTCAGAAAATCAGGAGTAACCATGTCTTATTATTATTTTAACACATCAAAAATCATTGACAGAGCCACAGAACGGAATAAAACGCAGAAATATGTCCGGCTCTTTTTCAAAGTTCCAATGAGAACTGTTCGTTATTATAAAGATAAGACTATATATGGTCATTTTACAAAAGCAAGAATTGAATGGGAACTAAAAGAGTCTTATGAAGACTTTGTAAAGTCACCAACATTTTCGCTTAAAGATGACAACTATCAGAAACATTTGCTGCGACCAGAAGATAAGGAAGTTCTTTTCACAGATGATGAGAAAAATTTCCATAAGTTCTGTGAAGACAACCATTTGGAATTCGACATTTTTCCTACAGGCTCTTACTATGAAAAGGAAAACTATTTCTATAACAACATGCATAAAGTTCGCAGCCGCGGTGAAGTTGTAATGCTCAACTTCTTCAAAGCTCTAGCTTCAGAGTATGATGATGCTCTTTTTTCAGATAATGAAATATACTGTTCTTGGGACTCTAATTTTGAAAATCTTCAGTTTGAGTTCCTCTTGTATATTCCTGAATGGGGTGAAAAAACCCCGACTGAAATTCAGAAGCTTTTAGCAGCTGAGTTTGATAAATACAACCTCTTCAAAGTCCTTGAAGACTTATACAGATGCCCAATTCCTTCAATTGAGATTACAGTTAAAAATGCTGCTGTTCGAAAAACTACAGTTGCAAAATGTGACCTCTCAAAACCATTGAAAGACCAGTATGGTGTTGACATTGAAAAGGATGATGTGGTTATCTATCCTCATGGCGGCGACCATAGCTTCTATGGATGTAAATTCGGCACTGTTGTAGAATGGGGCGACCAAATGGTTGTATTGAAAAGCGGAACAAAAAGACGTCATGATAAAATGGTTGTTGTTAGCTCTAGCAACAAGAACAAGAAACTTGGGTGGGAGTTGGACAATGGAAAGAAAGATGATTAACAGCATTGATGATTTGAAGGTTGGTACAATTTTCAGATGTTCTTGGAATGGAATGGCTGACTATTACCAACTTCTTGCCAAAACTCCCAAGTCTGTTAAGTTGATTGAGATCGATTGGGAAACTTGTGCTCCTCCTGATGGCGAAGAAAATGATGACCCAACTTATCGTTGGACACGCATCAAACGTGATGAGAATGGAAAAGCAATTCCATATGTTGACTCTATCACAGGAAAAACAAATGTATGTGTCAAGCGAATTATTAATCTACCTAAAGGTGGCATAACATTTAAGTCACCAAATTATTCTGGTGATGCTCATGTTAGCATTGCCACAAATGACTATATGCAAATGTATTGGGGTTAATATGAGCAAAACAAAAGTGAATAAACTTGTTCGTGACAAAATACCAAATATTCTTATCAAAGAAGGAAAAGCATTCAAAGCATCTCATGTTCAGTTTAATGGCTCTTTCAGAAAAGAACTTGCCCGAAAACTTGTTGAAGAAGCTGGCGAAACTTTGGAATGTGTCAATTGGTTTGACCATTTAAGTGAAGTTGAACCAATGAGCGACAGTGAATGTGACCATCATATTGCTCGAATTACTGAAGAAATGGGTGACTTACTTGAAGCTTTTATCACACTTGCAAAGTCATACAACATCTCAACTAACCAACTTTTTGCGGCTGTGGAAGCGAAACGCGCGCGGTTTGGAAAGTATGATGATGGTATTTTCCTTGAATGGGTAGAAGATAAAAAAGAAAAATAAAAAATGGGACCGTATGGTCCCATTATCATTTTTTAATCAAATCTTATGATAATTACTTTTTTATCACGAAAATCTGGGTCCAAATCTTCGTATCTGTCTTCTGAAATGTCAGAATAGTCTCTCATGTAAACTGTTGCAGTCTCATAAGCGCTTTTTACCGCATTTTCAATGTCTTCAGCTGCTCCAGAGTCTTCAGTATCAAGTTCAGCAATATAAACATCGTGTTTAGCTTCATAAAAGTCTAAGCAATCGACACTGTATCTTTCACAAGCATCATTTAGTGCTTTTTCAACAGCACTTTTTCTGTTAGCCTCATCATGTTCACGAGCTCCAGCATTTTCAAGACCTTTATTAATGAAGTCTACAACATCTTCAACTGTTAAAATTTTGTTAGCTGAAACTGAATAGTCTGCTTTATTACGTGTAAGTCCCATTGGTGAGATGCCAAATGAGTTTGTCGACTTTTTGAAAATCAATTCTCCATGGTCCTCATCATACAATACTGCCCATTTGCCACCTTGCCATGTTCCTTCACCTTCAGTGATGCCATATCCCCACCAGCCACTTTGATAACGTGCTCCAAATTTAGAAGCAGCGGCTTTCAAAAAGTCTTTGATATTTCCTGGTCTGATAGACGCTTCACTCAACTTTCCATAAATTGAGTCATAAGCTTCTTTTACATCGTGAACAAATTCTTCAATTGAGACACCAGCCCATTTTCCTTCGGAACTTGCCATGTTGTAAAGTTCAAATTTGTATTTTCCAGTGCTGTAATTCACTTTCAAATCAAGATAAGCTTCTTTATCTTTAAACCAAACTGTCCATTCACCTTTTCCAAGTTCTTTTTCAACCTCGCCAACGAACTCGAGGTCACGAAGAGCAGTTGTGAGTTCACCTTCACCAGTAAGAATATTGTGTGAAACTTTAAACTCTTTCAAAGGTTCCATGTCTTTAGCTGCAGCGACAGCAGCTTCAAGTCTTTTACGAACAACGTCTGAAGACTCGCTGAGAACAACTTTTCCACCTTTGATATTTCCAGCAACTTGTGCTGTCTTAATAAGGTCTGTCAAGTCGTGCTCAAATTCTTCAATTGTATGGCTTTCCCAGTAGCTGCCTTCACCAGCAAGAGTTGAGCCCAAGAAGACTGTTGTTTCAGGCTCAGTTCCAACATGTCTTCTATATAATGTTGCCAAAATGTCATCATCATATTCTGAGCCATCGAGGCCAACTTCAAAAACAGAGTCTGGGCCTTCGCCATGTGTAGAATGAACTTTAATATGGCGTATTGTAATTCCGAAATCATATTTAAGAACATTTATAAAACATTCTTTTATTTCTCTATCGTCAATACGGTCATTCTCCAAATTTTGGCGTGTTTCATTTAATACCATTATTTTCTTCCTTTTAGAATTGACTCGAACAATGCGCTTTCTTTCAAGCCTACATCATACCAGTCTTTACCATCATCTCTGTTACCTTCTTCATAATCGTATGCATTCATATAGAATCCACCCATACCATTAGAAGTATCAGTGTCATTGCTTTCATGCTGAAGCTCTTCCCAGTCTTTTTCTGCAAGGATTGGTCCAGCTGCTGCCTGCTCATTTTTCCATGAAATTGGGTAGGTGTCTTTATAATAGCTATCTGGATCGTCATAATCGTCAAAACCTTCAAGCTCACGTGTGTCAGCTGCGTAGTCTAACTCAGATGGATGAAACTTGTATTTTCCAACTGGTCTGCCTGTCAATTCTCCATCATAAACATCTGTAATTGGCTCATCAGTTTCTTCGCCATATCCAAGAAGGTCGTCATCATCGTCAGCTTCACGGATGCGTGATTCACCTAAGAACTCTTTTTCTGAGTCAGACAAATCATTCTTATGAACTCTCTCACTGAAGTTTTTCTGCATAAGAGTTACAACCTTAGTAAGTCCTGCTTCCAAATCATCATTTCCAAGTTTTCTAAGAAGTGGAATATACTTTTTGTTAGACTTGAGCCAAGGCACAGCAACAAATTTCATAAGTGTTTCAATTGAGCTATCTGCAATCCTTTTTTGGTCGAAGTGCATACTATATGCGTATCTTGCTAGGCTCATTGGCATTGTAATTGAGTCCAAAAAGCCTTCATTGAGTTTAGCCATTTTTTTTCTCCTTTAATAAAAAATTAGTAGAACTTTTTGAACTTATTATATTAATCTCATATATTATGTACGTAAAGAGGTACATATGACTAAGAATGAACAGACTGTTTTTGAAGATATTCTTGAAAAGCTCGGTTTTGGAATTGTGGACGTTGATAACGGACTCTATACCATCACACATCCTGAAACAATTCATCAGTCTGTAGTTCAGACAAACGGTTTCAACTTGCGCTATTCTGTCCGAGCGCTTACAAACTCAGAAATTTACGAGGAGATTTGCCGTTAATATGAAAATAAAAGAAATCTTAAAACAGAACGTTTTATATCCAATTGAAGAAGCTGGTTTCAAAGCTTACTTCGTTGGTGGATGTGTTCGTGATGCTATCATTGGAATTGAGCCTCATGATTATGATATTTGCACAGATGCAACTCCAGAAGACTTGCATAAAATCTTCAGAAAGTTCAGCAATGTTTCTGACAACAGCGAGCCATTTGGTGTTACAATGCCATTGATTGAAATGAACGATGGCCATCTTGAAGAGATTGAAATCGCAACTCTGCGAAAAGACATCACTAAAGGCCGCCACCCAAAAATTGAGTTTACAAAAAGCGTTGCAGAAGATGCTTCACGCCGTGACTTCACAATAAACGCAATTTTTGAAGATGTTGATGGAAACATTATCGACCCAGTTGGCGGTGTCGAAGACATCAATAACAAAACTCTGCGTTTTGTTGGTGATATGAATGAACGTTTGGATGAAGACCCACTGCGTTTGTTCAGAGCAATTCGCTTTATGTCTAAGACTGGTTTTATGCCTTCATTCAGCGCAATGGACTTAGACATTGCTGCTTGCCGTTTGTTAGACGCTAACCGCTTTGAAGAAGTTTCAAAAGAGCGTATGCTGAAAGAAGTTGAAGGCATTTTTGGTGGAAAACATTTCGATTTCGTTTTCGAAGAGTTTTTCTGGGCATCACAGATTGATACTTTAATTGGTATGCGTCCAATTATCGACAGCTTGATGACATGTGAGCAGTCATTCAAATGGCATGCTGAGGGTGCATGGATTGAGCGAAAAGACGGAACTGGAATTAGTGTTACAAAACCTGAAGACTTGAAAGACTTTGCAAAGCTGGTTTCACATGGAAACGCTTGGGACCATACATACTTCGTTATGATGAGAATGTTTGACATCCTGAATGAGGCTGGAGTTGAAGATACTCATAAACGCTTCTTGATGATGATGGCTGCTTTCTGCCATGACATTGGTAAACCAATTGCTGCGAAGAAAGGTGAAGTTAAACACAATACTTTGGAGTTCAATGGTGTTACAATTGTTGAGGATATTCCTCGAGTTGTTACACATGATATTGATGGTGAAATTCCTGCATTCGAGTTCTGCAAACAGTTGGGAATGACTAACAAAGATTGTGATTTCATTTCACAGATGACATTGAAACACATGCGTGCGCATCGCATTTCAGAAATGAAGAGCAAAGCACGTATTTGGAAGTTTGTTCAGTGGAAACATTTTGATGAGCTGTGTCTTTTGGCTCAGGCTGACGAAGAAGCTTGTGTCAAGACTTTTACAGATGAGTGGGAAGGTATTATGGCTGCTGTTCGTAAACCAGACATCTGGAAATTGCACGAAACTCCATTACCAACTCCAGTCATCAATGGTAAAGTTTTGATTGAAAAAGGTTTCAAGCCTGGCCCGAAGTTTAAGAAAGCGATTGACCATGCTTTCGAGATGCAGATTGACAAAAACTGCACAGATGCAGATACTTTAATCAAAAAGTTTATCAAAGATATGCTGTAAAAAAATACGGGGAGCGTTTGCTCCCCGTTGTTTTACTCAACATAATTCGGACAAATGCTAATTGCAAAGTCTGTAAAACTTTCAGCATAGTCATCGATGTCGGTAACGCCTTCTTTTCTTAAGTCATCATCAATTCCGCTGTCAACTAAACAACCACTTCTGAAGTCATCAACTGCTTCTTGATACGACTTATAAGGTGTAGCCTCACCTATAAACCACATATCAAGCTGGTAATAATTTCCAAATTTATCGTAAACAGTTTCGTTATCGCCATCTCTTGTATGGAAGCCATAACTATCATCGGTTGCTTCTTTCAAATTTGTAGACTCACAAAGTTTGTTAAAAGCTTTCTCAAAAGCCATACGTGTCATTTTAGGTGAGTAGTCTTTCATAAAAGATTTGACTACGCTTTCAGCTCTAAACTGTGCTGCCTGATAGTCAGCTTCTATGTCTTCTTTCAAGTTTCCGCTAACAATAGCTTCAAAAAGTTTTCCCATATTGTAAATTCTCCTATAAAAATATTAATCTATAAAATAAATTAGTTCAATAAAAGAGGTTTTATATATGGCAAAGTCATATTTGAAAGAGTTTGTTTATGACAGCAAAGATGGTGAAAGCAACAGAGCACTTTTTGTTATGCGTGAAAATGACACTGCTTTTGACGGTTTTGAAACAACATATTTGGAGCCTGAAGAAACTGAAAAGCTGAAAGAATATTTCGCTGAGCATGAAATAAAAGAAACATTTGAAAAAACAGAAAACTTTACAAAAGAAGGTGATGACAATTTCAATCCTGCTTGGATGAAAGCTTGGCGCCGCTACAATAAATCTAAAATAATTGTGAAGGACTGACCTTCATATTTGTGCCTCCCTTTGGGAACTCTTTCGAGTTCCCTTTTTTTATTTTTTAGTTAGGCTTCTGCAAAACATCTTATAAGATATGAGCCAGCTCCATCATGTTGTCCATCAATATGCAATTTTACAATCCTATTAGAAGGCAGCATATAATATTCAACATAGTAGAAAGAGTCACCTGCAGCAGTATTTTCATCTCCAAAGACTTCGAAACTTGTTTCACCATTGTTTATTGGAACCATATTACAAGTTCTCTTTAGATATGTCAATCCTGTTTTTGTTTTCAACGGTGTTATAGCCATTTGTAAGTCTTCACATTTGAAAATAAAACTATCTGAACCTTCAAGCGCAACTGTATTCAAAATGTTGTTAATCAAGTAGTCAACATATGCTTTTGAAGAGTTTGCATCACCATTTTGTAAGAAATTGGTTTTTTGAGTATACCAGTCATGAAATTGATACTGGTCAACTCCATTCACATTTACTGTTTTTGTAAAGAAAACATTTACGATGCTATTTACCCAAGAGTCATTTTGAATAGTTGTTCCATTTTTGAACATTCTACACCAGTGAAGTTCTACAAAAGAAGTATCTGCTGGGTCATCATGGTCGAATAGATTAACTCCAATTGGCAGTGTGACTGCATTTATTCTTTGAGTAACTACATCCATGAATTGCCCAACAGCATCGTTTTGGTCATGAGTTTGAAGCATTCCAACATAGCCTTTGTGCGTAACAACCATTGCACGTTCTTTATCAGATTTATTAGCATAATTTACATATGCCATTTCACCATCACGTGTCGTACGGACAGTTGTTGAACCATTACTAGCAAGAATACTGATTGGGTACCATGTGTTGCGTCCAATTTCTTCATCTGGATAAAACTCAATAGTCTCTAGCAGCCATCGTGGGCTTCTATCAATTATAGCATTTTTAAGAACAAATTTAATATCGCGTACTGGCGACATTTTTCCTTCAGCATAAACTGCTCTCAAAATGATATATGCGTTGTCTCCATCTTGTTTAGCTATAATTCTGAACTGTCCAAGTGTTGGTCCAATCCATGGGAAAAAGTCTATCTTTTGCTGTCCGTATGCAACAGCTTTAACTGAAGATATTCCTTCAAGCACATCAGTCAAAGACACAAGTTTACGAACGCCTTCTTTGTATGATTGTGATGTATACGCATCAACGTGAGGACGAATTGTAATTTCATTATATTTTTTTGGGCTATGAGTTGCACGTCTTCCTGAGATTGGAGCAATAGATTGGTCTGTTACAAAATAACCTCTATGGTTTTTTCCAATAAAAAGCTCATGTTCTTCAACTACAAACTCGTTTAATTTTTTTACAAGTTTTTCCATCTTACAAGCTCATCTCCTCTTCTGATGAGAATACGAGATTCTCTACTACAACAACTGTATTTTTGTCACCAGTAGACTTATAAAGTCCAAGTTTAATTGCGTATGTGTTTGAAAAATGAATAACAAATTCGTTATATGTATTCGCTGTTTTCAAAGACACAACTTTATTTTCTGTATCACGAGTAAATGAACCTTTGATTGCCATTACTGAGACTATTTCACCTGCAGAATATGGAATATCTACATATGAAACTTTATATCCGTCTCTTCGCAATACCAATTTTTTGTCATCGAAAAGCGCAATTTCTTCAAGAATAGTTTCGCCTGTTTCATCGCCTGTAAAAGCATATTTACGAACCTCCTCTTCTCCAAGAGGTTGCTGAGAATAGTCATTTAAAAGCACGAGTTTGTCATCAATACGGATAAAGAGCTTTCTATTATCGTCTGAGATTCCCATTTGGTGATTGTCCAAATCTGTTATTTTTGGGTCATTTTTTCCGTGTTTTAGAATATGTTTCATGCTATAGTTTCTCCAATATATGATAATTTAGTTGCCCATTATTGCCAGATGCCACCATCTAATTTTCCTGACATTGTGAATTGTTTTGTCAATCTCATTATATCTTCTGGTGATTTATCTAAGTTATCTTCTTTATAGAACTTTTTAGTTGCAATAAATTCAGACGGATATAATGAAGTCAAATACAATGAGCCAACAATAGCATCTGTGGCATCTTTTGCGTTTATACCTGCTGTGCAGCTTTCCCAAGTTCCATCTTCCCAATCATAATTTAATGGTCCTTCAAAGTGGTCAATTTTTACAGAGCCTGTACGCACGCGTCGTATTTCATGCAAAGACTTCATGTTATTCTTTACGAAAATATTTTTTCCACAATTATAGCGTCCATGTGTAACCAAGTCATAGAAATTGTAGTAAGGCTCATTATTCGTATCAACTGAAACATAGTCAACTGCAATTCCATCACGTTTCAAATATTGCCGGGCAGCGTCAGACTGCCAACCATCGAATGAAACATGTCGCAAATTGATATTTCCAAGATATTTCAAGTCATGAATAAAATATTTGACAGCGTCCATGTTGATGTGTCCACCTTTTGGAACAAGCACAATTGTGAAGTCTGTTACATAAACTGGAAGCGGTCTTCCAGTATGTTCGTCTATTCTTTGTGGGTCTAACTCAACGTGTGACATTGCAATACCAGTACAGTCTTTTGCTTTCGATAAGTCGACAGAAACTGTTCGTGGCAAGTCGGGCTCATAATAAAATTTGTATTTGTTAATCAATTTTTGGAAGAAACGCGGCCAAATCTGATTCCATATCAAATGTTCTGGCTCTTCATTTGCAAGAGCAACAATTGCTCCATATTGATTTTTTAAGCCATTATTAAAGCATTCTTCAATCCAGTCATCACGATAGAACAAACGGTCTGGCGTACCAGCTGGTAAACCTGCCCAGTCTTTCATAAACTCAATTGGGTTGTCTTTTGCTTTCTGCAAGAAGTTGGCAGTACCGTTCTTAGTATATTGCTTTTTAGGACACCAAATCAAATCTGCTGGGTTATATTGTGAAGCTTCTGCTGGGTTTTCACATGCAACAGGAGGCTTACCATTACCACCTTTATACAACTGGAATGCAACATCATAATTATTTCTGACTTTTACGACTTTCTGCTCAAGTGTTCCTTTATTTTCAATGTCACAATAGTCTGGGAATTCTTCTGGGTATAATTCCCAACGAGCACCTTTCCAAATAAATGACTCTTCCAATTTTGGAGCATCATATGTCATATAATTCTGAATTGGGTCTTCAAGTGTTGATGGAGAAGAGTCAAGAATCATACGTGCAAGATATGCGTTCTGGAAACGGTTTGAAATACGTTCCTTTAATTTTGAGAAGAAATTGAAGATTTTTTGTTCAGTCCAACCTTTACCAGCTTCCAAGAAGAATGTAATCTCAGTCATACAACCAAACAAAATGTTAACACCTAACAAAGAGTTGGCACTTGAAATTACTTTCCATTGAAGGTTGTTTCCAGTATTGAATACAGATACTTGATTTCCGTTTTTCCAAGGAATGTATTCAACTTCATCACATTCTTGTAAATGTTTTTCCTCTTCCATCATTTCTGAGTGCGTACGGCATTGTTTCCAGAAGTCGGCACTTTCTATGAGCTGACGTATTGGCTCTTCATAAATTTCTTTTGCTTTTGTAATTGTAACAGCACAAAGTGTAATAGCA